TCCACGTCCTTGACGTAGCTGGGGCGGTTTTTGTCGTCCGAGGTGGATATGAACGCCTTGACCTTTTCGATGTCCGCTTTTTTCATTCCCGCGAACTCCGGTATTTCGACCGCCCAGAAGCCCTGCAGCTTCTCCGCGCCGGACTTGTCGTCCATGTCGGTGAGGGAGAGGGTCTCGGAGTAGTACTCATCGCCCACGAGGTCTTTGAGCAGTGTGCTTTTGCCGATGCCCTGCGCGCCGTCGAACACGAGGACGCTGTCGAACTTTGTGCCGGGTTTGTATATGCGGGCGACTGCCGCCGCAAATGTTTTCCGGGTAACGGTGCGGACGTATTCTGAGTCGTCGGCTTGCAGGCAGCGTATCAGAAGCGTTTCCACCCTCGTGACGCCGTCCCAAGGGGGCAGGCCGTCAAGGTAGTCGCGTATAGGGTGGAAGCGTCGTTTATCTGCGGCATACTTTATAGCATTGTCAGCCTTAGTCGGCGAGTATAGGCCGTAGACATGGCTTAAGTGTCCGTATAAACCCACCTCGTCCGATTTCGACCAGCCCGCCTTGATGTGTTCCCAAGGGACTTCTCCCATGACGTCGAGGGTGTCCCGCAGTTCGTTATATGCCACGTTTTGCAATACGCCGTCGTGCATGGCGATAATGACGTAGTTTTCGTAAACATCGCTGACCGAGCCGTCCTTTTCCAGTTCAAGCCGAGTTTCCCAGCCGCCGTTGCCCTCTTCGGCAAACTCCGCAGCCGCTTGCTTGCGCCGTTCTTCCGCAAACTGAGCCTTGACGGATTCGTCATTGATGGCAAACTCCGACATCGCCTTGAACGAAGATTTATCATCCATATCTCCGAATTTGTGCATTCGGACAAGGTCAAAGGCGTTCAGCAGCCTGCCGCAGGCGGGATCGGTGGCATGGTGGGAATAAACCCACTTGCCCTCGTACAGGACCACGCCCGCGCTTGAGTCCGCTGGCATATAGTTGTAACGCCCGCCCACAACGGACGGCTCGTATATTTCGGGCAGGAACGCCGCGATTGCGTCCTCTATAGGATAAGCGCGGCAGAACGCCCCGACTGCGCCCTCCTTGGAGAGCGGGTCCCGCTGTCTGGCGATGTCCCGCCTGATGACCTCGGACTGGCGCGTTGATGTAGGCCACTGAGCCACGTCCCGCCAGTTTTCGTAAGCCGCAAGAAACTTGTCCGGGTCAAGCGGTGCGCCGCTGTTTTCCGCAAAAACGAACTCGCCGTTTGACGGGCAGCTTGACCAGTACATCATGCGGTTGGCTTGGTAGGTGGTGTCGTCGAAATAATCAAGCCCTATCCGCTTTGCCACTTGCCGGAGTACGGCGGGGTATTCCTCCTCGCCGACCTCGCGGGAGAACAGCATGACGAGCCTGTACCTCTGTTCTTTCGGCGTGTGGCTGTGAGTCGAGTACAGGAAATACTCCGTGTCCGATAATGCCAGCTCCACAAGGAAAGGGAAGTCGATGCCGTCCGGGATATTGTCCGCGTCAAGGCATCCGATGGAGCGGCTGATTACGTTGCCGTTTTTGCGGATGCCTTTTCTGAGCCAGCCGCCGACAAAGCCGCCGTGGTCTTTGAGGGCGTCGCGCCTGTCCTTGGACAGCTTAGGGTACTCCCCGGCGGTTTCGGTTGTGCGGATGGGGTTTCGGTTTCGGTCTTTTATATACTGCCACGTCTGCTCTTGGTTTTTATATACCCTGTCGGTCTTGTGGGTGCATACGGAGATTTTGATGGCATAATCCATTCAGCTTTCCTCCTGACATTTTGAGTTGAAGCGGCGTATCGGCATGCCAAGTTTCCCGGCTCTATCCATTTCCCGCGCCATTCCCTCCGACACCCTGTCTCCGAACGCCCAGAGTTCGTCGCATTTGTAAAGCAAGGCAAGTGCGAAGGACTGCCCCAGCTCGCGCTGCTCGTTATCGCTGTCGTCCAAGAACTGCGGGTAGTGCAGATGGGGCGCGATTGGTATGCACCCATTGGAGATTGCAAAGCGGCAGTAATCCTTCGCTTTTGATATGTTCGATTCCGTATCGCCTGCGAACGGCGATGCGATGTACACGAGCGGACGGTTGGCAATTTCATCTAACTCTCTCATTGTTACCTCCATAAATGTGTCAATCAAGGAACGTCAAGCCCCTGCACTCTATACAGACAGTTGCGGTGCTTTACGTACCGAATTTTTAGTCTTTTTGATAATATCCGCACTCGAAGCCTTCCGCTTTCAATAGCAGACCGTCAGCCCAAGGCGGGGCCTGGCTCGTCTGCCGGCACAGAGCCTCGGTGGACATCCGGCGGTCGGCTTCGATTACGATTTCGTCGTGGACGTGCATGACGATGGAACAATGCCGCAGCGTCCGCATTGCGTGTGCGAGGATGTCCCTGCTCACGGCTTGCACGATGTTCTCCACGAACTTGGGTCCGTAGCTGTGAATCCGCTCCCACTTCCTTGCCGCTCCGATGCCCTCGTAAGTTACGCAGTCCGAGCCGAAATCGTTTTTCCCGATGCGCGGCTTTACATATGAAAGCCGCCGCCCTGACGGGAGTGCTATGAAGAGCATCCCGCTCTGGAAGCAGAACTTAATGCCATGGGTTTCTGTTGCGGTTTTCTCGCTTACCGCAGTCATTACTGCGCGGTCAACATCCCACCAGAAGCGCACAATGTTCGCGTTCGCCGACCGCCAAGCGGTTACGAGCGGTCTGAGTTCATCCTCCGGCAAGCCCATGTCAAGTGCGCCCATCGCTTTGAGAGCGCCGACCGAGCCGCCGTAGCCGAGGGCGAGTTCGGCGATTTTGCCTTTCTGCCGCAGCGGGCTTCCTTTGCCGATTTCCTCAATCGGGACTTTGAACATCTGCGCCGCTGATGCCTCGTAGATTTTGCCGTGGGTGGCGAACACTTCGTTCCTCCATGTTTCATTGGCAAGCCATGCGATGACGCGGGCTTCTATTGCGGAAAAGTCGGCAACGATAAATTTGCATCCATCCTTCGGCACGAACGCAGTGCGGATAAGCTGCGACAGCACATCTGGTATGTTGTCGTATAGAAGGTCGAGCGCGGCGAAACCGCCGCTGCGGACAAGGCTGCGTGCCTGTTCGAGGTCTGGTAGATGGTTCTGCGGGAGGTTCTGCATCTGTATAAGCCGCCCAGCCCATCTGCCGGTGCGGTTAGCACCGTAGAACTGGAACATCCCTCGGGCGCGTCCGTCATCGCAGACGGCGTTCTCCATCGCCTGATATTTCCGCACCGATGACTTTGCCAACTGCTGGCGGAGCGTCAGCGCTCTGCCAAGCGGCTCCGGCGCATCTTTTAGCAGTTCAGCTACAGCTTTCTTTCCAAGGGTGTCGGTCTCCATGCCGTTATCCGAAAGCCACTGCTTCATCTGCCGCACAGAGTTTGGGTTTTCTAGTTCCGTCAGTTCACGCATCAGGCGCGTCAGTTCGGTGCGTGAACGGTCATCCGCTTTGATGGCGTTGCGGACGAGCGTCATGTCCAGACGTACTCCGCGGTCATTTATTCCTTGGTCTTGCGCGTACTCGATCCATACGTCATCAGGCACAGGGTAGTTAGCAAGACGCTCCTGTATGGCGAGTTCTGCCTCCACGTCGCGGCGGCAGTAGTCCTTGAACCGCTGCCAGTCGGAATCTTCGTAGAACTCCAACTGGCTGGGCTTCGGCGGGGTGCAGAATTTACGGATTAACTGTTTGCCCTCGGTCAGCTTCTGCTTTTCCAACCCCAGCACCGCCCCCGCGCCTTCGAGCGAGAGGGGCAGCCCCGTGTACGCAGACCAGACCATGGCGCACCGCCACGATGAGGGGTTAAGGTATCTTGCCATCCCAAGCACCTCTGCGGAGCAGTGGTTGTCGGCAAAGGGGTCAAGCGACAATCCCATACCTGACAGATAGCGGGATAAACACACGCGCTCGAAGTTTGCGTTCCACGCCCACTTCTGGATTTTGTCGTCCGTCAGCGCGTCGAGGATATCCGGCGGTATCGTTTCGCCATTGGCAAGGTCTGCAATCTGCGCCTCGCCGCCGTCTACTGAGTAGCCGAAAAGGAGGATTTCAAAATCCGGGTCTTCCGCGTATTTATATGTTCCGCATTTCGCCAAGCTCGTGTGCGAATAGGTTTCGATATCAAGTGTCAGCGTTTTCACGCGATGCCTCCAATCCCGGACGAGGGGGCGACGCTAACGCCGCCCCTGCCCGCTTTGCTGTTAATACAGGAAGTCCTCGCCATCGTCATAATCGCTTGCGAAGTCGTCCTCCGGCTTGCTCTTGCCGCCGAGCGGCATGCCGTCCGACAGCTTCTGGACGTTGTTCAAGCCGCAGGCGATCCCCTTGTTCCCGTTCGTGTTGAAAGCGTAAAAATTTATTGAGAACCGGGCATATATGCCGCTGTATATCTCGCTGCGGTCCATAATCGGGTTGCGGTCGCGGTCGACGATTCCCGGAGCGGTGTCGGAGTTGGCGTTAACGAAATAGGCGTTTGCGTAGGCTTCGTCATCAGGGCGTTCTGTGTCGCCGTCTCGGAGCGGCGTTTTAAGCGTGGCGAGTGGCGGCGCGGTTTTGCCGTTGCCCTTCAGCTTCGACTCGCCTTCGGTGTATGCTGCTTGTATGGCGTTCTTGATTTTACCTATCGTGACCGTGTCGCTCTTGGGGACGATTATGCTCACACTATATTTTGCTTTGCCGCCGTTGATGCTCTTTGGCTCGTTGAGGTTGGCATAGGATGCGCGGCACTTGTTGGTTATGACCTTTGTCGGGTTGCCCTTGATATCGTTCGTTGCATTATTTGACATTTTGATGTCCTCCATTAATTTTCATGGTCGGCGAAGTCATCCGCCGCCGTTGTTATTTGCAGTTCTTGCCGTTTATCGCTGTTAGGCACAAGGGTTGGTTTCCCTGCGGGCTTCTCGATAAGCCCTTCGAGCAGTTCTGCGAAGCGTTTCTTGCCGAGCATTTTCTCCATCGCAGTCAGCCCAATAACGGATTGCTCATATGGGTTATATCCTGCTTTGCCGACCGTGTCGGCTACCGCTTCTTCGTTGACGTACCGCCTGTTGGAGCGTCCTTCGACAACCTTGAAGCCATCGAACTTGATGCCTTTCAACGCTTCGGTCAGTGCGTAATCTTTGACATCCGAAGCCCATGATGTTAGGTCGTCCAGCTTGGCAAGGATTGCGGCTATTTCATGGCTGTCGAGCAGCGCAGGTTCGGTGAAGTCGTAAGCGGCGAGTTTCATATTCTCTTCTGTGCGTTTGCGGCACTCCGCTTTAGCGCGGCAGAACCGGCACCAGTCGCCGCATTGGTACTCGCCGCCGCCGTCGAATGCAGTATCCGCTATAGGCTTTAGGACATCCGCAGCCCATTGGTATAGCGATTCCTTGGGAAGCGTGTGGGTGCTGACGTTTTCGCGCCGTGGCTGGTAAACTGTCATGGAGACCATATCGATGTCGTAGATGCCATCGAACAACTCCAGTGCGCCAAGCGCGTACAGCATCATTTGCGTGTTGTTCTCCGCTTCAACTAAAACGCCTTGACCATACTTGAAATCAATTACGTTGAGAGTGCCGTCTGCTATTACAAGGCAGTCGCCTGTGCCGAAGCCTGCCTCCACCCACCGGGAGAAGTCCAGACGCTGTTCTATCAGAACCTTGGGGTCGGTACAGCTTTGCTTCGTCGTCTCGATGACCTCCATAATGTAAGCTGCATAGCCGTTGGCGAAGTCCTCCATTTTTGTATCGTAGAACGCGAGATGTTCGGTCGGGTTTTTTGCCTTGATGCCGAGTGCGGTTTTCAGCTTATACTCGCAAAGGGTGTGTGCGTCGCTGCCCTCTGCGGCGTAAGAACTGCCATGGTCTTGAAAGGTTTCGCAGAGCCGCGCACTTGGCGGGCAGTTCAGCCATCTGTGGCTTGACGATGCGGATAGCAAAGCGTGATTACCCATTCCCCAGACCCTCCGCTTCTGCAAGCAGTGCGGTGTACTTGCTGGGGTCAATTTCCGACAACTTCGTCGCGCCATGCTTTTCGAGCAGCGTCCGAATCTCCGCTGTGAAACCAGCCCTGCTTTTGTCTGCGAGTACGCCGCGCACTTGTTCGAGCGTCAGCGGCGCGGGCTTCGGTTCGGTGGGTGCGGGTTTTGGTTCGTCAGTCTGTGCTTGCGCTTCGGTGTATCGCCCGAAGAAGTCATGCAGATTGTTGTAAGCTTCGACGAGTGCTTGCGCGGCGGCATGGAAGTCTTGCAGCAGAATGTTTAGTTCATTCATCTTTCCCATCGGGTGTGCCTCCTTCCCTGACGATTGACAGCGTCCTTACGCTGTCGCCGGGTACAAGGATTGTCAGCCGCCGCTTCTTGCCGAGCAGCATCCGTAGCAGCCGTTCCCGAAGGTTGACCTTGCGGCAACTGACAATCCCGTCGTTTGGCGGTTCTCTCGAAACGCCGATTTTCAAAGTGTGTCCCATGTTCGCGTTCTCCTTCCGAAGGCGAGTTATTTTGTGCCTTCGCTGTAAGCCATGGGAGGAGGGCAAATCGGGTAGCGCTAAGAGTAATTTTTTGCGAATTTTTTCTTGGCGCGTTCGGTAGCTTTGCGGATGGTGGACTCATCGCGCCCTTCGATTGTGGCTAGTTCGGTAAACCGCCAGCCTTCGATGTAGACCTTGGTAAGCAGATAACGCTCCCTGTCGGAGAGGTGGGCGAGAGCTTTCTCTACTGCGTCAGAAATGACAAGCTGACCGCAAATGTCGATG